ACTCTTGTTTTTGGATGCTCAAAGGCAGATGATGGTGCTTATGAAAACTATGCAAAAGGCAAGATTCACTGGTGTAAACTGTGGTATTCAGACCTTGGTGAAGAACAATGTTCGGACATTGCAGCATGGATTCATGAAACAATTCCAATGGAAGTAGCTAAATTTAAAGCATACTATTTGTCAGATGTAGCTTCTAAGAGAGCAAATGTAACATTTATTGCTTCAAATCTTCTTGGCTCTAAGAAAGCTTATAGTAATAAGTCTACAAATACTGGTGGATGGGCAGAATCTACGCTTAATACGTGGATGAACACTCGTATAACGAAAGCTATATCACCACTCTGGAAAGCTCTGATTAAGCCTGTTAAAGTTAATTCTTCTATAGGAAATAAATCAAATACAATATCAACATCTAACTGTCGTTTTTATGTACCAGCGCTATATGACATTGATGCTTCTGCAGGAAGTGATCCGTATAGCTCAGAAACAAATGCGACAATTCCATACTATGTTGATAATGATTCAAGGAAGAAGGCAAGAACTTCAAGTCCAGATGTTTATGAGTCTTACTGGACTAGATCACCAAATGCCCAGGTATCTAACTGGGTTTACTCTGTAAGTGAGCAAGGTGATACATATGGATATTCTTATCCGGGACAGGAAAATGGAGTTCTTTTAATGTTTAGTATAGCTTGTGAGGGGTAGGGCAACCTACCTCTCTTTTTAACGAAGGGAGCTAACTCACATGTATTACAAGGTAACTAATTCAACAACGCAAGATATTGTGGATGTCATTAAGGAAATTCACTATATACAGTACCAAGAGAAACATAAAATACTGATTTTATGTGACATCAAAATTGCACAGGCTATATTGTCTTCTGACGGTAAAAAAGGCTGGCATATTGAAGGGCTGTATAATTTCCCACTTGATAACACAATATACGAAATTGAGCCTATTTCACGATTAGAATACGAAGAAATAGACGTAAAATTACACGAGGTAGATTAACATGGCAAAATTACCAGTATTTTTTACTGCCTCAACAAAAGCGATTGCTGAAAAAGCAATTCAGCGAGGTATCTTAAAATATCCAGGGCTTTGCTATATAGAAGACGGAAATGTAATTGCATGGATGACTGAAGATAATGAGATCAGATATACAAAAGGTGATAAACAAATCACTGACGTAAGATTTTCTGGATCAAATCTTCAGTTTTTTAATGAAAAGAAATTACTCTTCTCTTATGATCTATCCATGACAGACGAGGACAAGGACCATATTGTTGATGAAGTAAAACGACAAATCGGGCTTGATAGTTATATAAAATCCTCAGAGCTATCTACTATATTAGATAATATTATTGGAAATCTCGAAGATAAGCAAACTGTTGTAGATTATATTAACAGTCTGTCTTATAGAAAGCTCACAGATAAACCAATTGAATATTTGATCGGATCTCTTACAGTACCGGTCACAATTTCGACTCTTGATGATGGAATTTATAAAATCAAGGGTCAATTTATTATTGGTGGTAATAGCACCACCGTTCACTCTTCTGCAGATGAAGTGTTCTTTTTAGTTTCACATGATGAAGATACTCACGGCACATCTATTACTCAATTTAAAGGCAATTCTATACTTCTCTACTTTATCCAACAAGATGGTGATTACGTAACGGACAAATATGTAACTGAAAAATGGGTAAATGATCAGAATTTTATGTCTGCGGATTCTGCAAAACAATTCATTCAGGAACAGCTTGAGCTGACTGTATCAGAGCTTGTGGATAAAAAGATAGATGAAGCTTTAGATAAAAAAATCGGTGGGCTTGAATCCACTGATATTGCAAACATATTTAACTAAATTTCCAAGGAGGAACAAATATAATGGCTAAATTACAATTTACGACTATTGACAATCTTCGTGAGTTTTTAACTCTTCATAATGTACAGATTGACAAAAAAATTTCCGATGCAACTGCAAATTCTATTAAAACTATATCACAGTCCGATGACGGATATATAGTTTATTTTTACACAAAACCAGCTCCAGTAACAGTAGATGAAGCTGTTTTTACTATTACTCTTCCACGGCCACTGACAAAAGCAGATAAAGTTAAGAATGCTGTCGCAGGACATTTAGCAGGTCTTGATAAAGATGGCAACCTTGTAGATTCCGGAAAATCTGTTACAGACTTTGATGCTGCTGGTGCTGCAGATACTGCAAAAGCAGAGGTGTTAGGTGTAGTTGGTACTATTCCAGCCGATGCAACAGCTAAGAACGTAGTTGACTACATTAAAGAAGTTGTTACTGCCGGTGCTTACGATGACAAGCAGATTAAAGCAGACATCGCAGCAAACAAAGGAGCTATTGATACCCTGAACGGAACAGGCGATGGTTCTGTAAAGAAAGCCGTTTCCGATGCTGTAGCTAAAATCGTAGCAGAGGCTCCAGAAGCTTATGATACTCTGAAAGAAATTTCTGATTGGATCACAAATCATACATCAGATGCTGCTACAATGAACAGCCAGATTAATACAAACAAAACAGATATTGCTAATCTGAAAACTTTGATTGGTACCTTACCTGACACAGCAACCTCTAAAGATATTGTAAGCTACATTGCTGAGTACGTATCTAAAGCTCTTGCTGATTCTGATCTCTCTCAGTATGCAACAGCTGAGGCTCTGAAAGCTTGCGTAGGTAGAGTAGATGCTATTGAGAAGAAAATTCCTACTCTTGAAGCAGCCGACACAGCTAATACAGAAGCCATTAATGGTGTTAAGACTAGAGTTGAAACCGTAGAAGGCAAAGTCAAAGCTATTGAAGATGATCTTGCAGTTGAGAAACCAAAGATTGCAAAAAATGCAACTGATATTGCAGCCTTACAAGGACTTGTTGGTGATGGTTATGAAGCTATTCCATCTGAAAAGATTCAGGCTCTTTTTAAAGTAACTGAGTAATTATTATAAAGGAGGGGAATTTCCCCTCCGTTTTTGAAAGGGCATAATGGACATGAAAACACAATTTCTTGATTATAGCGGATTAGAGGAGGCCGTAAATTTAATAAAAAATGTATTGCCGACCATAAAGAAATTCTTCCTTATGCTTCTTTAGGATCGTTCCCCTCACAAGGTATTATAGACGGAATCTATATAGATACAGCTACAAATTCAATTGACCGTGGTATGCCTGTTGAAGAAATAAAGGAAATATTAGGTCACGTAAAATTAGACACTACTCTCATTTATGCAAAAGTAAGTAAGGAAAATATTAAACACGATCACAGAAAATATATAATATAAAAACATAAACACTTATGAAAGGGGTGATTAAAAATATGAAAGAGCAATTTCTTAATTTATCTGGATTGACAGAGCTTGTAACATATATAAAATTATGTATTGCACAACACAAGATGATAATCCCAAGAGCCTCTTTCAGCTTGTTTCCTAAAACTGGGGACGAAAATAATATTTACATTGATACATCAACTAATTCAATCTATAGGTGGAATGATTCCGATAAATCGTTTGTTTTATTAGCCAAACCACCACGGAATATAAGCATATCTGAGGGTAAAAATAATGGTCAAATTACATTAAAAGTGGATGAAATTGAATCAAATGCTACTGTGCATGGTTTGAAGAGTGCAGCCTTTTCTAATGCTTCTTCTTTTGCCACATCTGCGCAGGGAGCTAAGGCAGATTCAGCAATTCAATCTATTACAATCGCCCCTGGTACAAATAATGGTACGGTAAAAATAACCGTAAATGGTGTGACAACGGATAATATTAAAGTCGCAGGTCTTGGATCTGCGGCTTTTTCAGATATAGCGGTATTTGCACCGGCAAAGCATACTCACAGTAAAAGTGATGTTGGACTTGGAAACGTAGATAATACCGCAGATATAGATAAAAGTGTTAAGTACGCAGGATCTTCTGGAAGTTCTAATACTGTTGTTTATACTGCTCTTACCAACACAGATTTGAATACATTACAGACTGAAGGTAAATGGTATTATGCAGGTGGAGGTAACACTTGTACAAACGTTCCTGTTGAATCTGCTGCGTTTGAATTATATGTAGGTCGTAATGCAAGTGGATGGCGTTATCAACAATTTACTGTGACGAGTGGAGAAATTTATATTCGTGTATTTGATTCTAGTAATTGGGGTAATTGGAGAAAACTTGCATTTACAAGCGATACTGTTACTGCTGCATCATCTGTTCCTTGGAGCGGTATCACAGGAAAACCATCAACATTTGCTCCTTCAAGTCATAATCATACGATTGCAAATATTACAGATATAGGAAAGGCTTCTGTTAATTTTGCAAATTCAGCAGGTTGTCCACAAGGATTTTCAAGCAGAACTACTACTGCTACATGGGGTAATCAAACAGGAACTGTTGTTACAGATTGGCATACTTCTAATGGTGGTGATATTGCATTTCGTGACAATAGCGGTCAATTAAACGTTGTTATTGATGGATTCTTTTATCAGAACGAAGGTAAAAATCTAGTTCTTGATTCTGGAAACTATTCTAATTATGCCGCAACTAAGATTCATACTCATACAATTTCCAATATTACAAATCTTCAAACAACTCTTGACGGTAAATCAAATACAAATCACACCCATGATTTAAACCAAATGATTAATACACTTACAAACGGTACGTCAGATCCAGCTGATACAGATTATTATATTGCTCAATATGCTGGTGGTGGATCAACTACCACAACTTATCATAGAAGACCACATTCTGCTTTATGGAATTATATAAAAAGTAAAGCAAATAGTGTATATCAGCCGAAGGGAAGCTATGCGGCATCCAGTCACACTCATGACGACCGGTATTATACTGAATCTGAGATTAATACGAAATTGGCTAGTAAATCAGACACCTCGCATACACATAATTATGTTGTTGGAAGCTATACTGGCAATGGTGGACAACAAAAACCAAATTATTTCGGAACAAATAAAGTTGGTTTCTTAATGATGAATACTACAGTAAATGGTGATTCTAATTATAAAGATTGGATTATCATGGATTGCTATGGTGGTAATGATGTTGGTGGTAGTGTTGCACTTGGAGTTAATAGACAAAAGCTTGCAGCATATATTATGCGATCTGCTGCTGAAAGATCTAGTTGGGCTGAAAGTGCTGAATTGCTTCATACATTAAACTATACCTCATATACCGTAACAAAGACCGGTTCTGGTGCATCTGGTACATGGGGAATAAGCATTTCTGGTAACGCCACTACTTCCACAAAGTTAGCTACAGCACGTTCCATCAACGGTACAAATTTTGATGGTTCTGGAAACATTACTACAGCCACATGGGGAACTGCAAGAACATTAACAATTGGAAATACAGGTAAATCTGTAAATGGCGGAGGAAACGTTTCATGGAGTCTAAGTGAAATTGGCGCTGCCGCAAGTAATCATACACATAGTTACTTACCATTAAGTGGTGGCGCTATGACTGGAAATATTTCATACAGAGGATCAAAAGCCACCTATAAAATGATTGAGTTCATAGATAATTCATCAGATGCATATGGAAATGGAATAGCCATTGGTGGAGGTGGACTTACAATTATTGGAGGTGGGGAATCTGCAGATGCAGTTAAATCTACATCTACTACAGGTGGTGACGAGCGTTTAATTCTTGCAAATGATGGTGCAATTGATATTTATACAAATTGCCAAAATGGTGTAGATAAAGCTACGCATATTACAATTGACAATACAGGTCTATATAGCGGTACAGCAGCAAAAGCTAATTCTGTTCCATGGAGCGGTGTAACTGGGAAACCAAGTACATATACACCAAGCAGTCATACACATACTGTATCACAAATAAGTGATTTTAGTACACATGTTTATGATGCTACAATTTCACGCACTGCAAATACGGTTTTAGCTGCACCAAATGGTTCTAGTGGTCCTGCATCATTTAGGAAATTGGTTGCAGCAGACATCCCATCAATAACTAAAGGTAAAATCACCGACTTCCCAACTTCTCTTCCAGCCTCCGATGTTTACGCCTGGGCGAAGGCATCATCTAAACCAAGTTATTCTTGGAGTGAAATCGGAAGTAAACCTTCAACATTCACTCCGAGTAGTCATAATCATAGTTATTTAACGTTATATGGTAGTCGTCCTGCAAATATTAATTTTAGCACATCAACAAACGGAGCTGGTGCAATGTTTCATTTTGTAGCAACATCATCTACCAAGACAGGTAAGCCACCAGAAGATTCAAATGTTCTTCAAATGAATTGGGATAATAATGGTGGATGGGATACACAATTTGCTATAAGTAATGGAAGTTCTCCACATTCATATATTCGTTCACAAAATAATGGCACTTGGGGAAATTGGACGACATTATTAGATTCGTCCAATTATAATAATTACTCACCATCAAAAACTGGTACTGGCGCAAGTGGTACATGGGGTATTAATATTACAGGAGCTTCAGGTTCTTGTACTGGTAACGCAGCTACTGCATCCAATGCATCTAAAGTTAATGGTCATACTGTAAATTCCGATGTTCCATCTGGTGCTAAATTTACAGATACAAATACATGGAGACCTCTTGGTACAGCAGCAAATACAGCTTGTGCAGGTAATGACTCACGTCTATCCAATGCTCGTCCTGCATCTGATGTGTATGCATGGGCTAAGGCTAGTAGTAAACCATCATATAGTTGGAGTGAAATTACAAGTAAACCAAGTACTTTCACACCGGCTTCACATACACACGCATATATACCTTTATCTGGAGGCACAATTACAGGTAGTATAATACGTAGTAGTGGAGGAAGTTGGATATCAGCTAGAAATAATGTAGCAGTTCGTGGTACTGCAACTGGTAAAGATTCATGGAATCCTGTGGTTGGTCAAGCTACACCAAATGGATATTGGACAATTGGCAACTTAGCATCAAATGATAATTTAGCATTTAGCTATACTTCTAACACAAATTATAATGCCGGAAACAATTCGGCTACAACAGTGTATTTACCAGTGCAAGAAGGAACTATCATTACTTCTGCAACAATTGGATCTCAATCTGTAAAATATGCTACAAGCGCTGGTTCTGCCGGTTCCGTAGCATGGGGAAACGTAAGTGGTAAACCATCTAGTTATACTCCATCGTCACATACACATGATGATCGTTACTATACAGAAACAGAAATAAATACGAAGTTAGGAGCAAAACTTGGTGCAGTATCAGCAAACGGTTACTATGGTATGGCAAGACCAGATGGTAATACATCAGATTGGATACGTACTACAACAGCTGGTATTATACCATATCAGTCTGGCGGAGCCGGTGCAGGACATTGTGGACTTGGTACAAGTTCATGGTATTTTAGCAATGCATATATTGATACAG